TCCCCTAATTTTAACATTTTAAAGAAAAAAATTATGGCTTGCGCATTAACTCAAGGATATTCTTTGGATTGCCGTGATTCTTTAGGTGGAATAACAGAAGTTTACTTTATTGAAAAGGGAAATATTAGTGCAATTACTGAGGCTTCGGGTTCGGTTTCTGCATTGACTAAAGTAGCTGGTAAAAGATTTTGGAAATATGAGTTAGTACCTGGTACTGCTTCTTTGACTGAAAACGTAAACGCAAACGTTCAAAATGGAACGGTATTCTACGCTCAAGAATTGTCAATCATTTTAAATAAATTACAAGTAGCAACTCGTAACGAGATTTTATTGCTTGCTAAAAATACATTGATAGCAGTAGTAAAAGACAATAACGATAATACTTGGTTGTTAGGTCGTGTAAACGGAATTAACATCACTGGAGGTAACGGAGCAACGGGTACTGCTCAAGGAGACCGCTCAGGTTATACTTTGACTTTCTCAGCACAAGAGAAAGAATTAGCACCAACGGTAGCATCAGGTGTATTTACTGCCTTGACTACTCCAGGCGCTTAAGATAGTCGTTTGGTTGACGGGTAAGGGGGGAGCAGATGCTTCCCCTTTTTTTATATAAGAAATTTTGAGAATGCTATTTATATTTAATGATACATTTAATCAAAGGACAAGTCAATAAAATAATATTAACATTAAGCGAGAAGGCAACTCTTACTTCGCCTAATTGGTTATTTTATTTTAAGTCACGAAATACAAATGAAACGGTTGCTTTTGTTATTTTAAATAGTGCCGATTTATCTACATACCAAGAAAGATTTAATGCTTTTAATATAACGGTAAATTCCTATTTTACGGGCAAGTTACCAGGCGAATGGTCATATCAGATTTATGAGCAAACATCTACTTCTAATTTAATCCCATCGCAAGCGACTTCAATGGTCGAAAGTGGACAAGCGACATTAAATGACACAAGTCAATTTAGTTTTACAACTTATAGCAACCAAACAAACACTTACAAAGTAAGAGATATATGAGCAATCAATTAATGGTTTTAACTTTTGCGGAGGCAAGACAACCTGAATATAGGGAGAAGAAAGGCGAAGGAGAAGGTTACATTGAGTTCGGAAAAAAGAATGATTATCCTAACTACTTGGTCGATTTATTTAATAAGTCTGCCAAGCATAATGCGATAATTAAAGGTAAGGTCAACTACATAACTGGGAATGGCTTCAAAATCAAAGAGGGTGTAGACCCTATTGGTGAACAATTCATCGCACAAGCCAACCGCGTTGAGTCGTTGACCGAAGTTTTAAGAAAGGCATCCATTGATATTGAGTTATTCGGAGGCGCTTACTTGCAAATTATATGGAGTGTAACGGGGGAGAATCTTGCTGAGGTTTATCACGTTGATTATACTAAGATTCGTACAAATGCTGACAATACTCAGTTTTGGTATTCAGAGAATTGGGAAGATAGGAAGTACAAAAGAGAGGTTTACAACGGATTTAATTCTCAGTTACGACAAGGCACTCAGATAATGTATTTAAAGGAGTATCGACCTAACTTGAATGCCTATGCTTTGCCAGGTTATTTCGGTGCTTTAAATTACGTTGAATCAGATATTGAAATATCTAAGCACGTTTTAGGTAATGCTCAAACGGGATTTAGTGCATCTAAATTAATTACATTGCCAAATGGCGAGCCATCGGATGATGAGAAGCGCCAAATTGAACGCAAGTTTACTGATAGGTTTACGGGAAGTGATGGCAAGAAGTTTATACTTTCATTTGTTAATGATGCTTCAAGAAAGCCAGTCATTGAAGATTTAGGTGCGAGCGATATTACTAAAGAAGATTTTGGTAATGTAGATAAAATGATTCAGCAGAATATCTTTGCTGGTCATCAGATTACTGCTCCTGATTTATTCGGTATTTCAACTCCAGGTCAATTAGGAACTCGCCAACAAATGCGAGATTCTTATGAGATTTTTAAAAATACTTACGTAAATGATAAGCAAATATTTCTTGAGCAAGTATTCAGTTTACTTGCCAAATTACACGGTGCTAATTCAGAACTCCAAATCGTACCAGTCGAGCCGATTGGCATAGAGTTTGGAGAAGCAATCATTGCAGCAAATTTAACTAAAGATGAGATTCGTGAAAAGTTAGGAGCGCCAGCATTGGAAGCTAAAACTTCTTCAACTTCTCAAGATGTAATTGATGCCATTAATTCATTAAGTCCATTGGTTGCCAATAAGGTACTTGAGTCAATGACTGCAAACGAAATTCGTTCTTTGGTTGGTTTAATACCTGAGCAAGGTGGAGAGAATATCCCAACTGCGCCAAGTGGCTTTAAGTTTAGCGAAGATGAGGTTGTAAATGTATTTGAAGAATTTGGTGTTTCAAAGGCAGACTATTCAATCTTTAAATCAAGAGAAGTATTTAGTCAAGTTCCCAATGAATTAGAGGAGGCTTTGCATTTAGAATTTGCCGAGCAAGCGCTATCAGGATTAGAGGCTAACGTATTGGACTTAATTCAAAAGGATAAGCGAGTAACTGCTGAGGTTATTGCTGGAACTATTGGAGTGGACATTGATATTGTTAATCGTGTCTTAGATGGATTGGATAAAAGAGGAATATTAAGTATTTCAGTTTCAAGAGGTATCGTTGAAAGGAAACTATCAAAGCCATTATCTGAATTGAATGCGCCAAAGCCAACAACTACCAGCTTTATGGTAAGGTATTCTTACGAATGGAGGTCAGATATACCAGGTAACGAAAGAAATTCTCCCGACCATCCAAGCCGTCAATTCTGCGCAAGATTAATGCAATTAGATAGGTTGTATTCAAGAGCAGAGATTGAATCTATTTCAGCAAGATTAGGCTATTCGGTATTTGATAGGAGAGGCGGTTGGTGGACTCAGCCTAATGGCAATCATTCTCCAAGTTGCAGACATCGTTGGTTTGCTCAAACGGTAATTAAGAAAGGATAATATGAAGAATACATTATTTATAGGAGCAACGGCAATTAAAGAAAGAACGGCAGTTCATTCTAATATTGATGACAAATTAATAATGCCCGAAATAAAAACGGCTCAGGATATGTATATCTTGCCAGCTTTGGGAACGGCTTTATATGTTAAACTTCAAACGGGTATTGAAAATGCTACTTTGAGCAATGTTGAAACGGCTTTATTAAATGACTACGTAACTGATACTTTGGTTTATTACGTATTATCTGAATTGCCCGTAGGTTTATCTTTTCAGTTTTACAATAAAGGATTGGTAAGAAAGACTTCGGATAATAGCGACCAACCTAATATGCAAGATTTAATTGATGTGGCTAATCGTTATCGTTCAAGAGCCGAGTTTTATAAGCAAAGAATGATTAAGTACTTGCAAGAGGTAAGCACAAGCAATTTGTTTCCTGAGTATATTAATCCAGGCACGGGAGTCGATACGATGTATCCTGAGAAAGATGGTTATCAATCAAGTATATTTTTAGGAGATGAAAATAGCTTGTTTGGAATGAGTTACCCTCAGCACGTTTTAAAGAGCAAAAAAAATTATAATTATTAATATGCCAAAAGCATTCTCAACCAAAAACATAAACAAGTTAATTGTTTATTTAACAACAAATGGCAATAAAACAACTGACATTAAATCAAACAATCAAGCTGATAAGGGATATTGCCCAAAGCCACGACCAAATTAACACGGTTTATTTTGGCGATGTGTGGGAGTTTCTTTCTCAGCCTGATAATGTTTATCCATCAATGTTTTATTCGTTGACTGGAAGCCAAATAAACGGCAAAGAATTGACTATGTCATTTAGTTTATTCTTTCTTGATAGGCAACTGCAAGATGAAACTAATGAAACGGAGGTTTTGTCTGACCAATTACTAATCTGCCAAGATATTATTTCGATGTGCAAGCATCCTAATTTTAATTGGGAAGTAGGCGAAGGGATTACATTAGAATTTTTTACCGAAAACGAGAAGGATTATTTGGCTGGAGTTAAGGCTGATATATCAATCATTTATCCGATGCTTTCAAATAGGTGTCAAATACCAACCGACTTTACATATCCAAGTTAAGAAATGGCAAATAAGAAAATAAACCAATTAGTCTCTAAGACTGCAATTTTATCAACCGATATTTTTGGTATTGGCGATGCAACTACGGGGCAACTATTTAAAAAGACTATTGCTGAATTACAAGCTGCGATTGGTGGAGCGGTAATTTCGGTAAACGGTTTAGTTGGAACGGTTGTCTTGGATACGGATGACATTCAAGAACTTGCTACTCCAACAAATAAGTATTTTACGGATGCAAGGGCGAGAGGTGCTATTAGCTTAACGGTAACGGGTAACTCAGGCGCATCTACTTACTCAAGCGGAACGGGTGTCTTAAACGTGCCTACTTACACGCTTGCTGGTCTTGGTGGAATTAGTGCAACTTTCTTATCGGGAACTTCGGGCATTTCTTATAATTCAACGACGGGCGTTATTTCGTATTCGGGTACGGTTTATACCGATGCTTCGATTCGTGCTTTATTAAGTGGAAGCACTGGAATAAGTTATAATAGTTCTACGGGTGCAATTTCTTATAGTGGCACGGTGTACACGGATTCTTCGGTTAGGGCATTAATATCTTTGACAACTACGGGAGATAGTGGCGCATCTACCTACAATAATACAACGGGAGTAATAAACGTACCTAATTACACTCTTGCTGGACTTGGAGGTATTTCTTACACTTCATTAAGCGGAGGCACGGGAATTACTTATAATAATACTACGGGTGCAATTAGTTATTCAGGTACGGTTTACACGGATGCAAGTGTAAGAGCATTAGTAAGCGCTGGAACGGGTTTAACTTATAATAGTTCTACGGGTGTTTTTACAAGTTCAATCACTCAGTACACGGATGCTTTAGCAAGGGCATCAATAAGCCTAACTACAACTGGAACTTCGGGAGCAAGTACTTATAACTCTACAACTGGAGTTTTAAACGTTCCTCAATATCAAGGAGCAATTACGCTAACGACAACGGGGACTTCGGGAGCTGCAACATTTAGTTCTAATACTTTAAATATTCCTCAATATGCTGCGGCTTTAAGTGGAACTACTAATTATCACGCTAAATTTACTTCAAGTTCTACTATTGGAAATAGTTTAATACAAGATAATGGAACTCTTATAACTTTAGGAGGAGCAATAACTGGCACAAGTGCTATATTTTCAAGTACTTTAAATGTCGGAAACTTTTTATCACTTTCTGGAGCAACTACTTTAGTAGCACCATCATCAGGTAAATCTATTGAAATGGTTTATAGGCTTGATGGAGCAAATGATTATGCTTTTATTCAAGCTTATGATAGAACTAATAGTGTAATGAAAAGACTTGATTTAAATGGTGCAGTTACTATTTTAGGTACTGGCCTAATGGGTATCGGAACAAGTACTCCAGGCGCTCAATTAGTATTAGCACAAACAAATGCTAATACAACTACCGTTCATTATTTGACATTCAGAAATTTAGCAAGTGGTTATGGAACTTGGTCAATATCAAAAGCAAATGATAATAATTTATCTTTTAATTATGGTACTGATTCAGATACTCCAAGCGCTGGTATTAATATGAAAATGCGTTATAATGGAATAACTGAATTTACGGGTTATCATGGCAGAGTATTAATTAATACATCAACTGATAACGGGGAGAATCTTTATGTTGTCGGAACTATTAGAGCAACTTCAACCATTACTGCAAACTCTGATATTCGTTTAAAAAGTAATATTACTAAAATAGAAAATGCGCTTGAAAAAGTAGGGCAAATTTCGGGATATACTTATAATACTGATTATGATGACAAGCGACACGGTGGAGTAATTGCTCAAGAAATGGAGAAGGTATTTCCTGAGATTGTCAACACGGGTAACGATGGTTTAATGGGAGTTGAATACGGAAATATATCGGCTTTATTAATTGAAGCGATTAAAGAGCAAAATACTAAAATAAAGAATTTAGAAACACTTTTAGCTTCTAAATAATGCCATTACAAGGAAGTGGAGATATGACCTTTGCTCAGGTCTATAATGAGATAACGGGGGAATCGCAAGCGAATCCTCTTATTTCCATTACATTAGCCGAACTTGGTCAGCTTCAAAATTCAAGTGGACAAACAATTCCATTAAATCAATATTATACTCCAAGACCTGACGGCAATCTTCCAACGGTATTTCCGACTGAATGGTATCTTTATTGTCAAAGGTGTAATGTCCCAGCGCCTTACATAACGATTTCAAAGACTGCGCCTACAAGCGCAAACTCAGGACAAGAATTTGCTTATCGATTAACAATTGCAAACAATGGTCAGGTCAATTCCTCAGGAGACATAATAGTTCGGGATTACATTCCAAATGGATTATCTTTTGTACGGTATGAAAGAGATACTCCAGCTTGGGGATTTAGTATATCAGGACAACAAGTAACTGCAACCTTTTCTTCTACTTTGCCCGTAGGATTTGGGGCAGTAATAACGATTTATGTTACTACTTCTACTCAGGGAACGTATTCAAATTATGCAACGGTTGAAGGTGGAGGCGAAACAATAACCAAGACTTCAAACACGGTTTATACGGGAGTTGGTGGAGTTCCAACATTTACAAGTTCAGTTACTAAAAGATTAGTCCGTACAATTCAAAAAAATGATTGTGGCGCTTACGGAGTAGGCTCACTTGAAGAAGTTTATTCTCCATTCTTTACGGCTACTTATACAAGTACAATAAGCCAAGCGGATGCGGATGCTAATGCGAATACTAATGCAACTGCTTTATGTAACCAATGGCTCGATGCTAATGGGCAATCGGTAGCTAATCAATTCGGTACTTGTGATTATGATTATCCTCAAATGACTTTGTCTAAGTCAATGCCAAGTTCTTTTAATCTTAACCAGTCTGGAGAGGTTGAAATAATCATGCGAACTTTAGGCGCTGCGACTTCAGGAAACATAACGATGTTTGATGACTTGCCAAGTGGCTTTGAATATGTAAGTTTAATTTTTAAGCCTGACATATTTAATTTAAATATTTATGGTAGGTCGGTAACTTTTACAACTTCGGCTTCATTACCAGCGGGTTATTATGGGCAAT